TGCATGGCAGTTCTCCTCAGACGTTGAACGGCTCGCGACCGATGTCGCGGCCCAGCTTGGCGTCGTGCCACCAGGCGTATTCCTCGGGGCCGTAGGGCACGTTCTGGTATTGCTGGTACTGATCGCCCTGGTAGAACCCCCAGGGATGGCGCCACGCTCCGTGCCAAAAGAGCGTCCAGGTCTCGGGTTCGATTGCGGTGATGCGGTGCAGGTCGATGTCCCAGTAGTTCCGCTGAAGCGTGTTGAACCAGCGGACTGGCCGTTCACCGAGATTGATCACGGCATGGCCGAGTGATTGGTGCAGCGGGATCGCGATGCCGCGTTCCTCGCTGTAGCGGCCGGTCAGCACCAGGCTGTGGGCGGTGTCCCACGGGTGGTCGTGCAGGTGGCGCTCCGCGTCGTTGCGCACGAAGCGATGCAGGTACCAAAACCGGCTGTACTTCTGGCCCAGCCAATACCGCTCCAGGTAAGGCTTCCCCTCCGGCTGGATCAGCCGGCAGGGCCGGTTCGCCGTGTAGTTGAACAGGGCGCGTCGAGGCAGGCGGGCGAGGGCGTTCATGCCGCCACCCCCTGACCCAACCAGCAGCGCACCATGGCCCGCACCTGCACTTCCAGGTCGTCGACGGTGCCGGCGTTGAGGGCGTACAGGTCGCCCTGGTGGAACGTGAGCGGCTGCTCGGTGCTGTGGTCCGGGGCCTCGCCCTTGCCCATGCTCGCGTCGCCCCGGCTGACGTGGATCACCAGACCGCCGTGGCGGCGCACCCAGGTGGTCTCGGCCTCGGTGCGTATGTCGGTGATCGCCAGAATCGCCGGCGTGTCCTGGAAGTTTTCGAGCTGGGCGAGACGGGTTTCCAGCCGTTTGAGCAGGTAGTCCTGCCCGAAGGTCTGCCGCACCCAGTCGCCGAACAGCTGCAGTGACCGGCGCGGTGTGAGGTTGCCCAGGCTGGCGCTGGGGGTGCGCTTGTACGTCCGGTCCTCGCAGAGATCGGCGAGGGTCACGGCGCTAGTGTCCATGCCGATTAAGCCGGACAAGCCGTCATACAGTGGGCCGGCGATGGCCTCGGCCTGGGTCTGCCAGTCGGTGGCCAGTGCGATGGCGGCCGTGTTCTTGCCGACGCCGGCGGGGCCGGCAAATCCGATAATTTTCATTGGGTAAGCTCCGTTCCGTCGGTGGTGTGCATCAGGCCATCGGTGTCGATGAGGTGTTGTTGTTCGGCGCGCCAGTCGTGCTCGCTTTCGAGCCACTGCTCGGCGTGCTGGTGCGCCAGGCTCAACAGTTCGCCGAGGGTGTAGTCCTCGATGGGCTTGCCGAGCAGAGCCACGGCGTCAGCGAATGATTGCGCCCAGCGCCCGTTGCATTCGCCCAGGGGTAAGGTCCGTTCGATGCGGACCAGGGTGTTGAGCACGTGGTCGGCGCGCCCTGAAACGGTGGTCATGTCGGGGTTGCGCAAGCTCATGCCGCACCCCGAATCGCTTTCCGGTTGATGTGGCGCGTGATCGCGTCGGCGGCTCCGATGTACAGCAGCGCGGGCTGGTTCTGGTCCCGGTAAATCACCGGCGGGGCGGGGCAGTCGCGATCGGTGATGTCGCGCACGCGCAGATCGATATCGTGGCTGAACGGCGTGCTGCGGATAGCGATGCTGTGCTGGCCCAGGTGCAGCACCGTGGTGCCGCGCCGGCGGATGGCTTCGCGCAGCGCCCGTTCGTCGGCGAGGCTGAATTGAAACGGTCCCTTCATGGGTGTGCTCCTTGCAGTTTGTTGTTCTGAGCCGCGCGGCGGCAGCGCGCGAGATAGCGGTCGGCGCACTCAGTGAGTGCCTCGCGGGTGCGTAGGGCGGCGGTGGTATCGGGCAGGTCCCGGGTGTAGCGGTCCAGCAGCTGGCCGCTGTGGCCCATTGCGGCGCGCAGATCACTGGTGACCGGGGCGCGGGCGAAGGCCCGGCGGGCGTTGTGCATCACGTCGCGGTGGCTCATGCGGCCCCCGGCGGGAAGTCGGGGTCGAAGCCGGTGGCGGGTAGACGCTGCTGTGTGCGAATGGGCCCGCGCAGGTAGGCGGTGGCGTCCAGGCGGTGCTGATGGGCGCGGCGTGCAGGGCGCTGGGCCGGCGGGGCGATCAGCAGGCCGGAGCCCTGGCGGCTAAACACCGCGACGCGGCCGGTTGCGGCTTGCAGCGCGGCGATTTGCGCCGGCGTGCGCTGGGTGGGGTGGATGTAAACCTGTGCCATTTCTCGCTCCTGACGTGTGCCAATAAAGCGAGATTAGTAATTTGCTATTCCGTAGTCAATAGTAAAACACTAACTTTGTTTGCGGCTTGCTGCCGATAGCGACAGTGGTACTATCGGAAACTCAAGCGTGAGGTGTACGTATGGACAGTAGGGAAAGGGAAGCCAGGAAGGTGCTTTCTCAGGCCTTGGCGATCATTCTGGCGGGGATGTCCGATAAAGAGAGGGATGCCTTGTGGGGGGAGTACCACTCACTCAGAGCGTCCTCGGATGATCTTGAGGGCACGGTCGATGATGTGGGACAGGTCGGAGTTAGAAAGGCTTTTAAGTAATTCGTCAGTGTAAGAGAGCACTTCTTCTGGCGTATCGCCCCATAACTCGGGGTGTGGCCGGTCCATCCAGCCGTCGGCCAGGTCCAGTTTGGTCTCGAACTTGCGAGCCGTCCGGTCGCCCATAGAGCTGTGCGATGTGAGCAGCTGGTTCAGATAGTTGTTATCTGCGTAGCCGAGCTTCCGGGCAACGAACTGGCGGCTGTACTTTTTGTCCGCCAGATAGCGCGCATTGAGGCGCCGTGTCTCTTTCACGTCCATAACTTCGAATCTGCTCTCCAAGTGGCATACGGATTGTAGCAATTGCGTTGCATCCGCCGGATTAGTGATCTACTATTATTTTGACAATAGTAAACTGCTATTCGGAGTACCGATGACCCCGCGCACCTTCTGGGAATCCAACACACCTGCCGAGTGCCAGCGCGTTGCGGAAGCGGCTGGCACGAACCTCGCCAACTTCAAGCAAATTGCCCTATATGGCGGTGCGTGCTCGGCCAAGCTGGCACGGCGGCTGGCTGAGTCGTCCGCTGACCGCATGACCCTTGAGGAAATTCTCTTCGGCGACAATCAAGCGGCTTAGCGATTCACAAAGTTTAGGGTGCGTGAGTTTCGGGGTAACGATAGAAAGGGGAGAGCCACCTATCATGCAAAAGACCACTCGGATGGGCCTGATGGAGCGCGCGCAGCGCACGATGCTGCCGCTGAAGACGGCCCTGTATTTGACCGCGAAGCGGCTGGGCATGGATAAGATCGCCGCCACTTACAGCATTGGTCCGCAGACGCTTTACAACAACCTCAACGTGAACCACCCAGATCGCTCTCCCACGCTGCAGCAGTTCGAGCTGATCACCGAGTACGCCCGCGATCACGACGACCACCAGCAGATACTGGATGCCTTGGCGCTGATCACGGCCTGCGTGTGGATCCCGATCCCGGACGCCGAGGACGTCAGCCGCACCGAGCTTTTCGGGGAAGTCGCTGAGCTGGTCGACCGGGTAGGGCGCATGTGCCGTAACACCCAGTTAGCTGTCGCCGACGGTCGGGTTGATCAGGATGAAATTGCGGTGCTGGAACGTGATCTGCACCGATTGGTACAAGCTGGCCACAGGCTGGTGGAAGGGGCGAAGCGGTTCGGCGAGGAGTAACCCATGCAGCGGGAACCACTGAGCGAGCACGAAGTCCGCGAGGCGCTGCAACACATCGACCCGGACTGTGATAGAGACACCTGGTTCTCCGTCGCGGGGGCCTTGAAAGACGAATTCGGTGAGGCTGGCTGGGATCTGTTCGATTCCTGGAGCGCCACCGGCACAAGTTACAAGGCGGACTCGGCCAAGACGACGTGGCGCAGTGCCAGTGCCGGGCACTACACCATTGGCACCCTGATTAAGCTGGCTCAGGACGGCGGCTGGCGTCGAAGCGGTACGCCGCTATCGGCTGAAGAAAAGCGGGCGCTGTCGGCGGAACGTGAAGCCCGTCGCAAGGCGCGACAGGCGGAAATCGAGGCGGACGCCGCGCGGCTGGTGCGCATGCAAGAGGCGGTCGCCAAGGCCTGCGAAACCATCCTGGACGAACACACCCACCACCTGGGGAATTCCGAGTACCTGGGCGCCAAGGGCGTCGGCGCGCACGGCATCCGCTTCTTCAAGCGCTCGGTGCTGCTGGTGATCGACGACCGCGAGGGGCACGAGCGCTGCGAGATTCGTACGGGTGAAGCGGTGCGCGAGTTCTTCCAGCGCCTACCCCGTCCGCGCCCTGAGTACCTGTCCTTCCTGCGCATGAGTTACGGCAGCATCGCGGTCCCACTCAGGGATCTGGAATGCATGCTCTGGTCTCTCCAGGTGATCAACGGGCAGGGCACGAAGATGTTCCCGAAGTATTCCAGGAAAAAGGGGTGCTTCCACGTGCTCGGCGATATCGGCGAGGGTCCGCTTGGCTTTGCCGAGGGCTACGCCACGGCCGCGACCGTGCACGAGCTGACGGGCTGGCCGGTGGTGGCGTGCATTGACAGCGGCAACATGGTGACGGTGGCGGATGAGCTGCTTGCCGGGTGGCGCGACGCCGAGCCGGTCTGGCTGGCTGACAACGACGCGCCGAATCCGAGAACCGGGAAGCGGGCAGGGCAGGACGCGGCTGATCGCTGCCAGGCGGCCCATGGTGGCCGCATTCTGGTGCCGGAGTTCCCGGCTTCGGAGGCCGCGTGAAGTCAATGAAACGTCGTGTACTCCAATTCTTGATCAGCTCGAGTCGGCAGTGCGAGTCCAGTGATTCTTTCTTCCGATGTATCGATGCGGCAGCCGTACCGGTAATGCCAGCCAACGTCGTCGGTCTCTGCTTTACTCCCGGTGAGTTCGATGACGCCGTGGTCCCGGATGAAGAGACGGCCGTTGAACAGCGCGTCCGGATTATCCCGGGCTTCGGGCGAGACAGCGTGCGGGCTCTCCATTCGCAGCCATGTGCTGCACATCGCCCCCCATTCGTTGACGGCGGCGACGCGGCGGCATTCATTGTTCTGGTCGGGGCATTCCCTCTGCCCCTGCTGGTAGGTCTCGATGTGAGACCAATCTGGCGGGGTGTAGGACTCCGAGGAAGTGGCTGTCTGTGGCCGACTGTCACCGCTAGCCGGGGCGCTCTCGCCAAACATGAGTACGCTGATAAAACCCCAGAAACCGAGCGCGGCGGCGGCGATTATAAGCGGCGTGCTGAGTGCGGCGGTGCGTTTAGGGTGATTGCGGTCGCGGCCTGGGTAGCGCGCCATGGTGTTCCTCCCTGGAAGATGCTTGGTTTGATGTCCCTGAGCATAGCCGCTGGACCCGCTCTGTCGCCAGTTGGGGGTGTTCATGACTGAGACGCCCCAACACGGTGACTGGAACGACCTGGCCCAACTCGTGGGCCGGGAAGCGGCACGCCGGCAATTGCTCGATGCCTATGCTGCAGCGGCGCCGGCCAACGAGACCCCTGACGAATCTCCCGCACCCTCTGGAGAACCGGCGGCGCTGGCCGCGCCGGATCTGGATCAGGCGTTGCAGCGGTTCGCGTGGACGGTCCCCGACGGCAAGATCTGGGACGCCGCGCACAGCCGTATCATGAGCCAGCAGGTGTGTCGCACCTGGTTGGGCAAGGTGGTGTTCAACGGGTGGAAGGATCACCCGGAGCGGCGGGCTGTAGCGCACGCGGACGTGGCGCCGCTGGCGGCCCGCGCTGCTGAAGCGGATAAGCTCGCCGAGAAAGACGCTGCCCGTAGCGCGCGAACCGAAGCCGCCCAAAACGGGGGCGGGGGAGTCCTTGGCGAGGCCCTGGGGCGCTACGTGCTGCTGTACCCGTCGCAATCGGTGTGGGACCGCGAGCGGCGGGAAGTCGTGGCGCTCAACGACCTGAAGCCAAAACTGGCGGGGTGGTATACGGACTGGCTGGAGCATCCCATGCGCCAGGAACTGGACCGCGACCGGCTGGTGTTCGACCCGCAGGGGCGGTACCGGGAGGACGACGGCTATATCAATATGTTCCGCGGCTTGCCGCTGAGCCCCCGGCACGATCCTGACCGCTGCGCGAATATCCGCGAGCTGATCCGGCACCTCTGCAACTTCGACGATCGGGT